CATAATCCATATCAGCAAATAATTCCTTTACAATTGGGAAACTATTCTTATTTGACAAATCTATATGAAAATTTTGTGCTTTTTCATTTATATGATAATTTTCATTACTTTTAGATGATTTATTATCAATTACCAATACTTCATGCCCAAGATCTATCAATCTATCAACAAGATTTGATCCTATAAATCCAAGTCCACCCGTAACTATAGATCTCATAATACCTCCAAAATAGTTTTAACTCGATTTATATAAGTATGATTATTCTTTACAAATAACATTGCTTCCTTCATATCTATCGTTTGATTTAAAATTGCTTCAACCATATTATCATATAAATCATTTGGATTTGATCCAAATACAACATAATCTCCAAACACTCTTTTGACATTTATCGAATTTGTGCCAATTATTTGTCCATAACTAATTGTTTTAAAAATACGACAGGGAATATATCCAACTTTAATGTGATGATAATTTCTAAAATCTGGGCACAGAAAAGAATCTCTTATGAGTTGTCGATTTTCTTCATCACTTACACCATGATAAAGTCGAAGCTCTTTTTGATTGTCCTTTAGAATTGATCCAAACTCTTGTGCAAATTCAAGTCCTTCCTCATATAGAGATCCAACATAATTAACATATTGTTTAGATTTATCATATACACAAAAGTCATCTAAATTAATTTCATCGGGAAGTAAATCTGTTGCCCAACATTGATATAGTGTTTTAGTTTTAGAATCAAAATAAGTTTGATCTTTAACTTTGACAAACTTTTCAACATCAACAATATAGTTACCAAGATTTAAAACAGAATCAATACCATTGAAAAAACTTGGTTGAATGTGATGTGCAATATATTTACAATCATTTCTTAATGGCATTCCCCATTTAACTTGATCTTCAGTAAAGAAAATACTATTAGAAAAATCAAATTGAGAAATATCATCGGTTTGATCAAACCAAAAAACTTCATATCCCAAAGACTTAAATGCTTTGAAATATGAATTGTGAATATATGAATGTGTGTGGCTGTGGAGTTTATGACCCCAGATAATTATTTTGTGCGACATGTTTGTGATAGCAATATTCTTTTTCAGATTCAATTGAATTTTTAAACTCTTGTTGCTGTTGACTTTGCCCAGAATGTGATCTATTTGTCATTAGAATTTCATTCAGTAGAAATGGCATACCATATTCAATATACATTCTATAATAAAACTCACAATCCATCAACATTTTTAAATTTTCGTCAAACTCAATCATTGAAGTTTTAAGTAATGCAATTACTGTAGGACAACTCAATAAATTTTCTCCAAATAAAGTAGAAGATGGATTATCAAAATTTGGATAAAAATCTCGATAAAAAGTTTTTGAGTTATCATCATAATGATTACATGCAGTTACCACCCACTTACAAGATGTCGTATCAAAAACATCTTTAATTTTTAAAAGAGTATCATTATCATAAAAGAAATCATCTTGATATACTGGTTTTAAGATTCTTCCTTGAGCAACTCTAAAACACATATTTGTATTTTGTGATAGACTTCCCCTTTGCTGAGAATTTCTTAGATATTTTAAATCAAATCTGTCTCCAGATTTTTCGCAAAAATTATAAATTTCCATATCTTGACTATGATCAGAAACAATTACTTCATAATCTGTAAAAGTTTGCTTCTCTAAAGTATCAAAAAGATGAGAAAGAAATTCTACACCTCGTCCATTATATTCGTAAGTAGGAATGCAAATTGAAAATTCAGGCATCTATCAACTCCCAATGACTCAAATAAAGATCATCAGTATTATGTGGAAGAGACGCACCAAACCATCTCTTTGGTGCAATAACCGACTGACTATTTGCCAACCAAGCACCCCACCAAGCAAGTGAGCTATTAGAAAGAATATGATTTTGACACATTGCCATTAAACACAAATCAGCTTCAACAACGTTTCCTTCAGAAATCATAAAACGATCAGAAGAAAATATTTCTTGATCTTTACACCACTGAGGATCATCACCAAAGATTAATACGGGAATGGTATCATCAAACTTAGAAAGTGCTTGTTGATAATATTCAACTGTGCATGGTGGATGACAGTCTGGTTTTTTAAGATAATCACCTCTTCTCACATGTAAACTTATTCTTTCTGGGATTTCTTTGATCATTTCCCAGCATGGATCATAGATGTGCTTCTTAAAAGAAAAATCTTGACGAATTTCATCTTCAATATGCTTGAAATATTTTTCCGATTGAAAATATCCAACAATGTCTTTATTCTTACAGTCACTGAAAAGACTTTCATCAAAATGAAAAAAACTTTCTTGAATTGTTTGAATATTTTGTTGACCAATTGTTACACCAGGCATTTCAAAAACATTAAACAATTCTGTTTCGGGAATGATAAAGGTTTCTTTATTATGAGATGCAATACCCCTTAAAGATGCATATTGAAAGAGTTGATTTCCAAGTCTTCCAAATCTTCCAAGATTATTAAAACTAAGCATTTGCCCAAGAAGGTAAGTGTTTATGAAAACCAAAAGATTCGACAGTCTCTGGCACAGGATTTTCAAAAGAAAATTTAGCAGCAACTTCTACAGGTGCAAACTTACATCCCATTAATTCATAAAGATGTCTATTATGTACGCAAATATTTCCATCTTCATTATATGACCCAGCATTCATGTGTTTGTAGTAGTTTCCTTCATTGACTTCAAATGGAATAATAATATTTGAAGGAACATCTAAAAGCATTTTACTACGAAGAGAAAATCCACCATTACCAACACGAATGTGTCTTCCAAAAGGATCCACAAATGCTTCATAACTTAAAGGCCATGGAGCACCAATATAATCATAATTAAGAAATTCATCAGTCCATAGATCTGGACGAATGATCCAACTATCTGCGTGTACATGCAGACAAAAATCTGTATGCACATGCTTTGTCATATGATAAATGCAGTATTCACTAAACTGCTCATAATTTAATTTACGGCCAGTATCTTCCCAGACAATATCATCAGGAAGATTTTCTGGTTTTTCGTGAGTTGCTAAAACCACTCTTGCAAACTTTGCATGTTGCATACTTTTTTGAAGTGAAACAATATGATCATCAAAATCTACAGAAGTGATTGCAACTAATGTTACTTTAGATAGGTCAAGCATATGTATTTGATTTTACTTTATATTTTTCAAATTCATTATAGCATTGCTCATAATCAAAAAGCAACCCTTCACGATCCTGCCACATCCAATTTTGATATAGATTTTGACCTGTTGCCCAATACCCATCAGATACATTGTGACGAGCCCAATACTTTGGTGCAATTACATATTCTACAGTCTCACTTGTAAATGCAGGAAAACACCCAAAAGTGGAATTAGAAAGAATTAAATATTTTGCATTTTTGATAATTGCATAATCTTTTGCGATATCAAAATGATATGCTTCAATCTCAGGAAACATTGCATTTGCTGCTGCAACATCTTCGGTCACAATTCTAAAATCCATCTCTGGATTGATTTTCATCATATGTTGAATTGCATTTACCCAATAGTCTCTGGTAAGATATAATTCATGAAGGTTGCGATATTCTCCACCACGAAGATTCATAATGCAAATATCATCTTGATGAAACTCATAAGTATCATACTCTGGTTTAATTTTTAACCAATCTTTGATCTCGTCAAGATGATGATAGAAATATCTTTCGTCTTGCATAATACCGTCAATTAAAGTATTATCAGAAACATTTGCAAGATCGAAATCATACAAACTCACGTCACAACCATGTGTCATGTCATGGTGACAAGTATTTAATTTAATTCTTGTCGATTTTTCTGTGTAAGTATTTTTAACTTCTACAAGATCTTTACCAAGATCTAAATTCATAAAGTATAATCCATTAGAATTAAATCTTGGATCACCTAAGTTTTCAGTGCCAAGAAATCCAAAGTCATATCCTTTGTCTTTGGCAATAGATCGAGTGGTCACATAACAAAAGAGTTGGTTTCCCAACCCTTGTCCATGCTTAATTTCATTAATAATCATTTGATAATATACTGATACTTTTCTTGGTTATCTCTAATATATTGAGGAAATGATCCATCTATTTCAACAACTTCAAATTGTGATGGTCGATAAAAAATATCTTTATTGGATTTCACATTCTCAACAATTTTACTTTTTACTGCATCATTATTAAATTCTTGATGTGCAGCACACTCAATCTTATAAGCAATCTTTTGCTCTGGAGTCATACTACCATCACTTCCCACATATGTAAAATGCCAACCACCAGGAGAAATACGATATCCACACTCTTTCATATTAGGTGATCTCAACTCATTTACAGAATGTTGTTTGAGAAACTGATACTTACACATCTTAGATCCAAGCCACTTCTTCTCTTTCACATTATTAAACTCACCAGTATAAGAATTAAGATTTCCAGAGACTTCTTTTAAATTCAGATAGTAATAGAAAAGATCTTGTGCAAAATGATAAACTTTATCATCTTCACAATCATCTACTAATTGGTCAAAAATTTCTGGATCTGGAATTTCATCAATATCACTTGTAATAATAATATCAGCATCTTCACAATTTTGAAGACCACGAATGATTGCATTCTTTTGAAAAACATCCCTTTCAAATGGATTTTTGTCTGGAGTATCATCCACAATCACATGAATAATTTTGTTATTAAATTTTTTAAACTGATCTTTATTTTCCTGATAATAGAGTGGTTTATCAAGACCAGAGAATGTAACTGTCGATTCTGTTAAAACAAAATAATCAACATAATCATTCATAATGTTAAGTCGAATCTCAAGAAGATCCAATTCATTAAAGAATTGAAAGCAATCGTATATTTTCATACTGGATGATGTGCGACGGTAATAAATTTATCAACTACTTCCTCAATATACAAAATCATGTCATCATTAATTGTTGGAGATGATCCAATAAAGAATACAAAATCTAGGACTTTATTAGCATTTGGATAATCAATATAATCATCCAAATATTTGTATCCTGGATGCATCAAAACATTTCCTGCAAAATAATTTCTAGTCTGCACTCTATTTTTTTCAAGATGTTTAACAAGATCTCTCTTAAGATATGCTGAGTCGCAAACAAACGGTGTGCCAAACCAACTTGTTTCCGCACCTGGTAACTCTTTTAATGTGCGAATACCAGGAATGCGTTGAAAAATTTCATCCAACCTTTCTTTATTTGATCGACGAATTTCATGTATCAAATCAAACTTTTGAAGTTGCACAGATCCAATGGCACCTTGAAAATCAGTGGGTTTTAAATTATAACCCATGTTTGAAAAGACATACTTATGATCCACAGTCTCATTATATCCACTCAACCAAGTATCAAATCTCTTACCACAAACTCCATTGGAAAGAAGATTCTGTTGCCCAACACAATAACATGCACGACCCCACCAAGCAAAACTGCGAGCAAGATCTATAATCTCTTTGATATTGGAGGATACCATTCCACCTTCAATCGTAGTGATGTGGTGTGCAGGATAGAATGAGCAAGAAGAAGCAACTGCATAGTCTGTTAGATACTTTCCATTCCATTTACTACCAAGACTATCACAATTATCCGCAATCAATTCAAGAGAATACTTTTCACAAATCTGATTAAGTTTTTCAATATCATAGGAATTTCCAAGCACAGGAGAAGAAAATACTGCTCTTGTTTTGGGAGTAATTTTCTTTCCAATCTCATTCAAATCCCAATTCAAATCATCCCATGAGATATCTACAAACACAGGCACCAAACCATTCTGGACAATTGGTGCAATTGTAGTCGGGAATCCTACACAAGAAACAATAATTTCATCACGATCTGACCAATCAAAATATTTTTTAAGTGCTGCAATCATCACAAGATTTGCTGATGATCCAGAGTTAACCATTACAGAATGGTCTTTATTAAATTTCTTTGAAAATTCTTTCTCAAACTTATTGACAGATTCTCCAGCAGAAAGCCACTTTCCCTTAAAAATGCTATAAAGAAGTGCTTCAACTTCACTATCATCCCAATATGGACCAGAGTAATATACTGAATCTTTTTCTTTATCAAAAGATTTTTTATTCGCTATAAAAGGAAATAAATTACTATCTTCCTTTTTTGCATTACTAATAAATTCTGAAATTAAATTATTCAAAGACATAACTGTTTAATACCCTCATCAAGTAATATTGTTTGTGTAAACCCAAGAGATTTAAGTTTAGAAACATCCATATAAAAATCACGAGACTGCACTATATCATGAAATCTAGGAGTTTCAATACTCTTTAATTTGCTCGGACTATTTAGATGTTGTTTTGCTTGCTCAATTATATCACGAATTGCTTCTGGTTGTCCACTACCAATATTATAAATTGTATTCAATTCTCCCCTTTCACACACGAGTTTAATTGCACGACAAACATCATTTACGTGCATTAAATCTCTCAAAACATATCCACCCTCATAAAGATTAACATCATCTCCAGTTTTAATTAAATCAATCATATATTGAATTGCGTTTTTTTTCGCAGATGATTTTTTATCTCCGTTTCCATAAACATTACATAAACGAAGAATTCTATATTTAATATCAAAAGTTTCACAAAAAGAAATTAATAATTGCTCTGCTGCTCTTTTAGTAATCGAATAAAATCCTGTAGGATCACAAGTATCGGTTTCTCTTGCTGGAAGTCTTGATCGTCCATAAACAAACCAAGAACTAATAAAATTAAATGTAATATTTTTATCTCGACATTTATCCAAAATATCCACCAATACTTTTAAGTTTGTATCAATATCCAAATGTAAATCATTATAGACATTATAATTGTGAATTGTGGAAATAAAATAGATAATTTTATCTGTTAAAGGTTCTCTGGAATCTCTTAAAATTGGTAATGATACATCAGAATACATTCTGCAAAAATTTCCACCAACAAAACCAGTGCCACCGTAAATAGAATATTTCATAATTTTTCTTCGTAATTACATGTCCATAAAGTATACAATGCTCTCTCCAAAATGTGTGCCTCTAAAGGAACAATTGTGTAAGAAACATACGATTGAAGTTTTTCATAAAATTTCTTTGAATATGAAAGAATGTTTTGTTTGGGCACAACATAATTCCCACCAGGAGCAAATCGAATATAATCTGGAAAAAATGGATCAACAAAATTATCTTCTAAAAATTCATTGTAAGTATTATAGTATTTTCTATCCATTCCATTGCGAGTAAATCCATTATCATTTTTTTCCATATACATTCCACTATTTACTCTAGGATAAATGCATTGACTATGATACCTCTCTATAGGATAGAATGTATTAACTTTAAATGCTCTTTTTAATCTATCAACATCACAATAATAATATTCTCCATTTATTTCAGAATGAATCATATTTCCTTTCATGAAAATAGTAACATCTGGAAGATTATCATAATTTTCTATAACAAATCTAAACATATCATAGATATTTTCCCCAACATTAGGACTATAATAAAATTTTCCAAGATGAGACCAATCTTTAAGATTTTCACTTCTATCATAAATTGTTATATTTTCTTTTGAAAAGTTTGATATTTTTATCCATTCAAGATCAGATTTCCAATTAGATATAACAAATTCTTTTTTCATACCACGCCAACAGTCTCAAGATCCTGAGCAATACATTCAATCAGAATGTCATAATTATCTAATGGATCTTCAGAAAAAATTACTCCTTCATTTTGATAATAGCGACGAATTTTTTTGAAAAGTTTTGGATTCTTTACATCAAGAAATATTTCACCATTTGCTGCTGAGCGAAGGATGCTGATGTCTTTTTTAAACTTTGAAACGAGTGACATTGCTTTGGTTAATTACCTACTAATTATATGAGAAATGAAATTGAAAGTCAAGAGGTTGAAACGGAAAATAATAGAATCGAACTATCAGGCTTTTACCTGGCATCGTTTTCAAGACGATTTACCGACCATTGGTGCTATTTTCCATAATATTATCGTATCTCAAATTCCAGTTTACGAATCTTACGATTTCTTCTTGCTTCTTGAAAAGCAAGGTCATCATCAGAAAACACTTTTGACTTTTGTGTTTCTTGATTGGATTCAACCATAATCACACGAGTCAAATCAAGTGCTGTAATTTTATCATTACAAACTGTTACCATATTTGAGCACCCACAACATTTAGTTTGTGTCGGGTGACTTTTCAATTCTTTGTTGCAGTTTTTGCAGCGTATTGTTAACATCGATCAACATTCCTTTAATAATTTCCAATTCTTCATGTATGTCTTGGTGATGAAACCGAAGAGGTTTTTGTATCAATTTTTTAAAAAATTTCTTTCTCATTCTTTTAGAAATGATCTAAGCATCCAAACATTTTTACCATGAGATTCCATCAAATCTTGAATTAAATTTGTGGTTGCATATTGTTTTTGCTTTTCTGCTTCTTCAGATACTTTAGAAAATATTTCACATATTTGTTTATTATCTTCAAAAAGTTGACTAATCATAGATTGTGCTGTTGGATTATGAGTTGCTTCTGGAATTTCAGAAGTTTCAACAACTTTACTAATTGGTGAAATTGCTTTCATTCTTAAGTATCTCATATTTTCAGTGAGACGATCAATCTCTTCAAACATCGTATTATATTGTTCACCAAAAACTGTATGAAGTTGATAAAAATCTGACCCTACAACATTCCAATGATACACCCAAGTTTTTTGAAATAAACAAAAAAGACTTGTTTGTGCTTTATGAAGCAATTGATATAAGTCGTCCATCAGGTTTTTCTTTTATTTATGGGAAAGCGAAATAGCGGATTTGAACCGCTGACATCTAACTTGGAAGGATAGCGTTCTACCACTGAACTAATTTCGCATAAAGTAATCATAAATTATTTCATTGTGTTTGTCAAGAGCCCTCAAACGGATTTGAACCGATGACCTTCGCTTTACAAAAGCGTTGCTCTACCACTGAGCTACAAGGGCATAGAAAAGGGGCACGAATGCCCCCTTGAGATTCGTCAGAGTTCTATACCAAAGAAGGTACAGAAGTCCTCGAAAATGCAACAATTTTGTTTGCGTTTGTTTGTTTGTTCCGTCAACAGATAAAACCTTTATACCCCGTCGAAACCTTGGCATCCCCGTGCAATGGAGATGAGCGGAGTCGAACCGCTGTCCGAAGCATCAGAATTCTTATCCTCTTGAACGTCAATATTTATAGCACGATTTATGAGATGGTGTCAAGTATCGACGGAATTTCGATATAATTTTCAGCTAAATGTATTCCAATTTTTTGATTATTTTTAGGGGTGGACAATCTTAAATTAAAACATTTATCGCAATCTTTTGGATTTACATAATAACACTTATCAGTATCAGGACAGTATATACACATTACATCAATTTCATTTTTATCATAATCTTGAGTATGAGTGCCATTTTTATCCGCCCAACAGGTGCTAAATGCGACTACTATTTTATCATCTTTCGCAGTCCTGTATTTAACTTGTATTCTTAAAAATTTTCCATTCTTATATCCAACAAGGTCAAACGGAGAATGCTCAGTTTGTGGAGTAAGAATTAAATAACCTTTTTCATATAAATCAAGTTGTGCTTTTAAAACTCCCAAATCTCCTTTATTTTTAGTATGATGTTCTCTCATAATATCCAAATGTCTTATAGTTATTTATAAGACCAACACCTTACACATATGTTAGTATAACAGGCATACCTGGATTCGAACCAGGGATAAGGCTTTAGAAGAGCCGTGTGATAGTCCACTTCACTATATGCCCATAAACCCATCATATCACGGCAAGGGGCACGAGTCAATCCAGGGGGCACAGATTCTCATTTCTCCTCCAAGTTTTTTACATTCATCAGTATAGCACACGGATTTGTCTATTGGATATTCGATATACCTTTGTTCGTATTTTTTATCATAATCGGAAATAATACGATTATACTCTGGATTTACGGCATCGATTGCCCTGTTCACATCTCCTTTGATTCTGCGATCTAAAAGAATTGGGTCAGTAATAATCCAATCATTCAAAGGTTTTCCTGGTATTTTTCTTTGAATTTGATCGACAATATCGTAAATTTGTTCTTCGGGAATATGAGTGCATTGTGATATTCCCGTTACAACGGAAGTCAATATGACTCCTATAATCGCATATCTAAAAATACTTGATTTCTTTTTACCAAACTGAAAATCAAATTTCATAAAAGGGAAGATGGCCAGTCTTCCCATATTTAGTTAACTATCAAGTATCATCTTGTTAGCATAACGATATGCATAATCAGTGCGAGCACCATGATGCCCCCAACGTATCCATCTTGATGCAAGACCCATATAACTGTCAATGGATCTTCCAGGGGTCTTCATTCCCCTCTCAATCATCTTCCAGTCACTCTCATTCAACATATAGTTGAGTTGAGTATCAAGTGAAGATGGACTACCACCAAGACGGGCAGCATGATTTCCTAAACCATTATATCGTGAAGAATCTGTCCACTGAATTAATCCATATCCTCCACTTCCACAAGACTCATATTTTATTCTTGCACCACCTTCACAAATATTGGGAACAAATCCAGATTCCTGTTTTATGTTTCCCATAATGGTGGCAAGAGCATTCTTATCTTTAATTCCTTGTTTTTGTAAGAAATTCAAAGCATAAGTTTCTGTTTGATTACACCCCTTACATTTCCAAATCTTTTCTTTATTTTCGACCTTCGTTTCGGTAATGTTTAGTTTTTCAGATTTGGTGTCTTTCTGATTCGAGAAGTCTTGAATTGTTAGTTCTAAACTTTCTTTCTCAGGAACTGGTGGCGCACTCACTGGTATTAGTAGTGGTGAATTAAACGCAGTTAAAACTGAAAGGAGTGTAATTGTTGAAAATAGCATTAAGTTTAATAGAATTCGGCATCCGTATAGAAGAGGGGTATACCACCTCTCTCGAAGGGCATCTTCCACGGCTCTAGGTTGTCACGTCAAAATCTCATAATAAAAAAGCAATCTTTTTAAGGATTGCTTAAGCATTATATGAGATTATTTAGGTTTTGTCAAGAATCTGGTTCAAGAGAGACAATTTCTATTTCTTTGTCTTCAGGTTCAATCCACTCGTAAAACTCCTCAAGAACCGCACGAGCATCCTCTCTTGAAACACTTTTATCTGCAACTCTTTCAATCGACCATTCTCTTATATGGGAAACAATATCTTCAGTCATTGCGTTCATAGTAGTCTTTTCTAAAGCAGGTTTCTCCACTATAGGAGCACTTGGTTCTTCAGTCAAGTGCTTTAGGATTTTTTTAATAAATTTTAAAAACATTTTCAGTATAAATAATTTTAATGGAAGAAAGTATTTCTATGACTTGGAAATATAACGACGAAGATTTTATAGATGCTCCTAAAGGCATAGAAGGATTTGTTTATCTGATAACAAATTTAACAAATGATAGAAAATATATTGGTAAAAAATCTTTTTGGTCAAGAAGAAAAGATAGAAAAACTGGTCGCAGAAAAACAAAAGAAAGTGATTGGAAAAATTATTTTGGTTCCTGTGATGAATTAAATGAAGATGTAAAACTTTTAGGAGGAGATAAATTCTTAAGAGAAATACTTTACTTATGCCCTCATAAAAAATCTATGTCTTATTATGAAACTATGGAACAATTCAAAAGAGATGTTCTAATGACTGATGATTATTATAACACAAATATTGAGGGTAGATTTTTTGTAAGCGAAAGAGCAGGAATTTATGAGGTTGTTTTGAGAAATGATAAGTATAGAGAAGATAAACGAAAACTTATGACTGGCGATAACAATCCTGCTAAAAGACCAGATGTTAGACAAAAATTGAGTGAAATGTATTCTGGTGAAGGAAATCCTATGTATGGAACAAAACTATCAGAAGAGCATAAAAATAAACTTTTAAATTCCAGGAGACATAAGATTAGTGATGGAACTAAAACTTGGAAAAGTGTAACTGAATGGATGAAAGACAATAAAGTGGGATTTCAAAAATATAAGAAACAATTAGAGGAGGGTATTATATTTTTAATTTAATACCTATACTCATCAATAATGTTAATAACTTCGTCCAAATATTTATGAGCCAGAACCTTGGGATTCGTAATAAGTTGATTTACTTGATCTTCATATAACTTATGTTTTAATTTCAATACACGAACTTTGAGTTCGTCTTTACTCATTTCATTTCTAGGCATAAAAAAGGGGAGTGTTGATTACTCCCCTATCTATACTTGATATTAAAGTTTGAAACCGCTAAATGTGTCTTTTTTCACACTATTTTGTTGCGTTAAAAAATTAAATAATATTAAGTCCTGATTCCAATATTTTATAAACCTTTCCGTCATAAACAACTCCAGAGTAATATTCTACAGTATCCAAAACAGAAAATATATTATATTCTCTACCATCTTTAAATGGTGTTATATCTATCAAATCCCCATAAGTATTTTTCCAAATACTATGATATATTGCACATCCACAAGTTTCATCATCAACATCTGTGATTAAATAATATCCACTTATTTTTTCTCCACCATAGGTATTCACATAATGATTTACATTATTGTGGCAGTTTGCGTCGGCACATATAGGTTTAGATACTACATAGACTTTTAATAGAATATGAGAAAACTTACAATACTCTTGAAGTTTTATCACACACTCATCTTCTGGTAGTGATATTCTAAACTTTCTCAATACCCCATCCATTTTTTCTTGGTCCTTTTCTATTATATTTGATTGCGGCCGACATAGTTGCATATGAAATATTTTGAGACTCGCAAAATTCCTTTAATGTCCCAGTAATAATATACTCTTTATTTTCTGGAGAGACAATCTTCCAAGTTTTAGAGTTTGGATTGTCTTTACCAAACTTTGGTGTTATATTTTCACTTATTTTAGTTTTTATTTCTTGAGATAATCTAATACCATATCTTGGATTATTTTTACCAGTAACTTTTTCACTTATTTTTCTTTTTGCTTCTTCACTATGCTTTCTTCCGCCAAATCCTTTTGTTTTTTGTCCTCCAGGTTTTCCCTCTCCACCAAGATTTTGATTTAATAAAACTCCTCCATCACACTCTCTTTTCCAAAGTGCTATGTGTTTTATTTCCAACTCTACTGCTTCTTCTTTAGATAATTCAGATTTTACAATCCACCTTCTTTCTCTTGGTGGTAATAAGTTTGCTCCATTACTTCTCAAATGCTTTGCATTTATTCTTCTTGGTTTTCCATAACCAACATAAAAGGGAGAACTAAAGTCCTCCCTTAAGTAATAGTAAAGAATATAATTATTCATTATAAGACTGAAGTTGTTCAATATTATTTATATAAAATTCAACTTCAGTCTTAAGCATAATTAAAGTTTGAAACCGCTGAATGTGTCTTTTTTCACATCTTGTTTGATTCCACCAACCACATAAGACTGTACCTGCGTTTCCTGGGGTGCCACCTGAAGTCCTTTAGAGGAAATCCAGTGCTGAGTCCAAGGAAGTGGATTGTTGTTTGCTGCAATATCATATTGCGGTTTTAATCCTATTGCCTTGAGTCTTCGGTTTGCAATCCACTCAACATATTGCTGAAGAAGTTTATCGTTTAATCCGATCATACTACCATCCTTGAAAAGATAGTCAGCCCATCTTTTCTCTTCGTTGACGGCACGATCAAACATTGCATAAACCCACTCTTCTTCTTCCTTTGCAATCTGTTGCATTTCGGGATCATCACCTTCTCTCCACTTATTCATAATATTTTGAGTAAGTGCTAGATGTTGATTTTCGTCTCTTGCGATAAGGCTAATGATTTTAGCTGATCCTTCCATAAGCTTAAGTTCACCAAATGCGAAACTACAAGCAAAACTAACGTAAAACCGAATACCTTCAAGAATGTTAACATTTGCAACTGCTCTGTATATCTTTCTTTTGACATCATTGAGAGTCTCTTTTGCTGATGGAACTTCTTCAAGTTGATACATCCATTGATTGGATGATCCATAATTTTGTGCTGCGTTTATAAAATCATCATATGATTCTGTAACACTCTTAGCGCGTTCAAGAATGCGCTCATCAGTAATAATTGTATCAAACACTTCAGATGGATCTGAGTATATGTTTTTGATTATGTACGTATAAGAACGACTATGAATCATCTCCATGAACTCCCAGACAGTCATACATGCTTCCAGTTCTGGTAAAGAGCAATATGGAAGAAATGCCATACCTGGACCTCTTCCTTGTACGCTATCAAGCATAATTTGATACTTCAAATTTGAAGTGTAAATATGTTTTTGCTCAGGACGAAGAGTTTGATAATCTCCACGATCTTTTTGTAAGGAGATCTCTTCAGGTCTCCAAAAATACCCCAATTGCTGAGTTGTTAATTTATCAAAAATTGGATATTTATATGAATCATACCTTTGAATTCCCAAAGGTTTACCGAAGAACATTGGTTGCTTTTTAGTATTGACTTGTTCCGTATTAAAAACAGTCATTCCTTGTATTTGCGTGTGTTCTCCGTCATTAAGAATTTTAAATTGCACAGGATTCACACTCCCCTTCTACTACTTTACTTAATTCGTCAACCAATTCAGACAAAGTGGGTTTTGACTCCTCAACCTCATCAGTTTTAATGTCGTATGTATTTTGATAATATGAAGTCTTCCACCCATACTTATATGTAGTCAAAAAATCATTTGCTATCACAGTTACAGGAACTTCATTATCTGGATAATTTTCTGGATTATAAGACCAGTTTCCAGAGATGGCCTGGTCAAAAAATTTCTGAATCATCGCAACAATTTTAATATATCCATCATTACTTTTCATATCCCAGAGCAACGTATAATTATTTTTAAGTGTTGCGTATTGAGGAACAATTTGTTTCAGTGGACCCTTCTTGGATTTCTTGATGGACAGAAATCCGCGAGGAGGTTCGATACCATTAGTTGCGTTAGATACCACAGAACTGCTCTCGGAGGGCATCTGTGCGGACAGTGTGGAGTGTCTGAGACCGTGTTTCAGAATCGATGCTCTGAGTCCTTCCCAATCGTGTTGAAGTTTGACTGAAGAGATTTCATCCACATCTTTCTTATAGGTATCAATCGGGAGTAGACCTTGAGAATACTTGGTGCGTCCAAAAGATTCACAGTATCCCTTTTCTTGAGCAATTTTATTTGATGCCTTGAGAAGAAAATATTGAAAGGATTCTGAAAGTCCGTGAACTGCATCCCATGCTCCTTGAGAGTCGTATTTGAACCCCAGTTTAGCAAGATAATGTGCCAGACCAATATAACCGATTCCAAGAGATCTCCGTGCCTTTGTGGCAACTTCTGCTGCCAGTACAGGATACTTTTGATAATCTATCAGTTCTTCGAGAGCACGGACAGAAAGTTCACAAAGTTCTTCGAGTTCATCATCGGACTTGACTTTACCCACATTGATGGCAGAAAGAATACACAGTGCGATTTCTCCTGTGGTCTCATCAATATGCTGAATCGGAACTGTTGGTAATGTGATTTCTTGACAATTATGGACCAGAATATTATTTGCAAAGAAATTATGTGTTCCTTCTACAGTAATATCATAGACTGGGATTTCTTCTTCAAGATATTCAATCTTTAGCATTTTTTTCTCCTGTTTTGTTCTAAAAGTTGTTTAGCAAGTGTTCTTTGAGTTTCGTCTCTATAATATGAATTATACACCAATCCAGTCTGCTCTTCAATACATTTATAAAAGTTTTGATGGTTTCCTCCAAATCTATTTTTAGAAAAATGTTTTGGAAACTTTATATTCAATTCGTTAAGAGCAAACTCAACTATTCTTTTTCTTCCACCAATAAATCCATATTTTTCAGAAAACTTCACTCCAACCTCTATAAGTTGCTCATCAGTATATCCAGAATGGTTTGGATTGTTGGAACCAGTAGTTCTTACAGAAATATTGTTTCTCCACTCTTCCTGAATCTCTTGCGAGCATCTGGGAAGCATCCATCCACCAGTTCCACCTGAAGTGGCATTATATCCTTTTTTAGTATCACTCTCAAAGAGTTTGATAAAGTGTGTTTCTTTTTGGTTGATTAAATTTTCATCTTCAGTTTGGTATGTTTCAATCACAGACAAGTTCCAACAATCTTCACCATATTTTCTAATCGCAGAATGAAATCTAAATTTTGACCCATTTCTTGCCGATGATAAATGACGGTTCCAACGATGTTCTAATGAGTATTCAGTTTTTCCCACATAAAACTTTCCATTTTTCTTATTAGTAATTTTATAAACAATATATGTTTTCATTATAGGAAGTGTAATCTCATAACTATTTATAAAATAAAGAAATTATACTTCCTATCATATTAGATGATTACCAACTCATCTGTTTCGGTTAGGTCTTTTGCCATTACATATCCACGATTTTTTGTGAATACTTTGTGCTCTGGTGTAACCACAATACTCTTACCACTTTCTTCATCAGTAATTTTCATTACCTTTGCTTTTGGAGAGGTTTCAGCAAAAGCAGTAATTGGTTTCCATTCTTCTTGATTGGATTCAATATTGTAAGAAAGAACTTTTAGATCTTTATAGTTTGGATCATCAATATAACCATCCAAGTTTTTGATGCTAATTGTTTTTCTTACATAATCTTTTCCATAATAAAACTCAATTGTAATTTGAGTATCACCAGCAACACAAAGGTTACTCATCTCAATCTTATCAATAAAAGAACTATGAGTATTACAGTGATCTATATTCATAATATAGATTCTACCCGTTTCTGCTCTTTCTTTGAGAAGATTGAGAATAAGTTCCTGTGCCTTTATTGTTTTCTTTGAAACATTAGGGTTATTTTCGTATCCAAGGTAGAGACAATCAAACTCAATTGTTCCGAAAGAATCATATAGTCCAGGTACATCATGCGGGGAGAAAAGCGTAATCTCACCATCTTGAATAAATCTTTCATAAAATATTTTACTAATCTGAATTGAATAATCTAACTTACGAACACGATTGTCTTCGGTTCCTTTGTTATTTTTGAGAACTAATATATCATTTATTTCTTGGTGCCAGATTGGAAAGTGGACAGTAGCACTTCCACCACGAATCCCGTTTTGTGTACAACACCTAACAGTTGACTCAAACTTTTTGAGGAATGGGATAACACCTGTATGCTGAACTTCTCCACCTCGGATTTTACTGTTGATGCCACGAATTCTGCCTGCGTTGATACCGATACCAGCCCTTTGTGAGACATACCTGCCAATAGCCATATCACTGCTAAAGATACTATCGAGGGAGTCATCAACATCAACCAAAACACAAGATGCAAATTGACGAAGGGGGGTTCTGACCCCTGCCATGATTGGTGTGGGAATGTTGATTCGGTGTCTTGAGATTGCGTCATAATACCTCTTGACGTATGAAAGTCTGGTTTCTTTGGGATATTCCGCAAATATTGTGAGTGCGATCATAACGTACATAAACTGTGGAGTCTCATATACTCCACCACTACTGCGATCCTGTACAAGATACTTATCAACTACCTGACGCAATCCTGCGTAGGTAAACAGATAATCACGATCATGACGAATAAAGGAATTTACAGTATCAATCTCTTCCTTGGAATATTTATTGTAAACATCAGAATCATAAACTTCTGCGGAAACGCAGTCCATAATATGTTGATTCAAGTGTGGAAGTTCCTGCATCTTTCCATAAAGTTGCTTACGAATTGCAAAGAGAAGCAGACGAGCAGCAACAAATTGATAGTTGGGATGTTCCAAATCAATCAAATCTGATGCAGAACGAATCAGAATCTCCTGAATTTCTGAAGTTGTAATGCCATCATAAAACTGAATTCCAGACTGTATCTCAACTTGTGATGCAGAAACCCCTGCAAGACCCTTACATGCCTCATCAACCATCACATGCATCTTATCAAGATCTATTTGTTCAACGTGACCACTTCTTTTTTTAACCTTAAGACCGTTACTCATATTTTTTTCCAGGTAGTAAATTTAAGTTTTGCCTCTAATCCAGCGTATGTATTTGATTCTATCATTTCCTTAACATTGTGTCCAGAAAGAATCATATCATTAATATCTTTTTCCTGAATATTATTGGGCCAGATTACAACTTTTTCTCCACGATCAATACACTTTGAGATTCTTGAGTGAATTTCAGAATTTCGTGGTTCATTATCATAGATCCACACAGGATCGCAAATCCCCCACTTACTAATATCACCATCAGCTCCGCACAGAGCAATCGCATTTGAAAGGAATGTGGAATCAAACGGTCCTTCAGTAACGTAAACAGTTTCGTCTTTTTTAACATCATCAAGTCCATAAATTTTTGGTGCATCTTCGTGGAGCATTACAGTAATATATTTAATCTTATTAATACCCAGTGATCTTCCCTGAAACCCAACAAGAGTATTTTGATAGAATAAAGGAATAATAATCCTGGGTTCTTCGTATTTGGTATTTGGGAATGTGGGTTTGATTGAGTTTGTCCATTCCTTAAATTTTTCAGCATAATAAAATTTATCAGGGTTTAACTTCCTTCCAAGTAAATATCCAGACGCACTTGGGTTTTGAGATGCTCTTGGTAAATCTATCTTTGATTTGAATTCAGGAGTCTTGAATTCAAATTTAGGTTCTTCAACTGCAAAGTTTTTACCGGTGTGCCCTTCTTTAAACTTCTCAAAAGAATATTGTTTATGAATCTCTATATCAATTTGTTTTAAAAAGTTATTAAAAGAGATGTTGATACCACAATTATGACACTTGAAGTTTGTATTATTTTTAACCTGATACAAATACCCTCGTGCCTTACTTTTGTTTTTTTGAGAATCTCCACAAATCGGACAACGAAAGTTATAAAGATTATTTTTGACTCTTTTAAACTTTTGGAAGCGAGAAGATATCAAATTGATGTATTTTACATCAACAAAATCCATAATAAAACCTTTCAGTAATATTAGTATAACAGATTATCCAGTTTTGTCAAGATTTAATTTATTTGAAACGACTCTGTTCTATACGACGATGATCTTCCATTCCACTTGGAGTAAACCATCCAGATGCCAAACTTGCGAAAAGTGCTACTAATACGGTCAGAACTGCTCCGGTGCCAACAGTCATCCATTTAATTTTTGAGATTTCACTAACTTGCCCTTCCAAATTATCAATTCTATCTGATGTTTTTTTATGCTCTTTTTTATTTTCTTCCTTAAAATCATCAAGCATTTTGATAATTAAGTCATCATTTCTTTGCCCATATTCAATTCTTTCATCGTGAACTGCAAGCATTTTAATCACATTAGTATTAACTTCACTCATCTTCTGAATCGCATCGTCTAATTTATTGACGATGCTTGCAAAATCAGCAAACTTTTGTTCCAATACAGCAACCTTTACAATTTCTTCTGACATTTTTTTTTAATTTGGTTTACTTTTAGTTTTTAAAAATTTTAACCAATGTTTGCGAGATCCTCTTCCCCCAGTTGCAAATTTGTTTTTTCCATTTATAGGATCAAATCCAACCAATCCATTTTTTCCGGTAGGATCAGTCTGACTTCCACCACCTCCACCAGTTCCTGGGGCATTGGCAACCATTTCTTCACGAATAAAATTAATAATCCTATTAAATTTATTCTCATTCATCGTAATTTACCTTTAAAGAGGTGTAACATAATTCATCAATTTGTATATTGTGAATATAACACTTTGGATATTCTGGAAGTTTATTCAAGAATAAAATAAAACTTTTCATTGCTGGCCACAAATCCTTGTCTATTTTATAGAAAAGAAGTGGAGTTGCAGCGTCTTGAAATATATTATACAAAATAATAAAATGATTTATAACCAAACTATATTTCAAGTTTCCGGTTTTTTTATATCTTCTCAGGAGACGTTTAATATATTTAAAACGTTTCATATCATCAAGAAAGTCATCTTTAGTAGATGACTGAGGATTGCTATAATTTTGTATAGCAAACATCATATAATTTTCATCATTCAATTCAGTAAATATCATTCAATTATGCTTTAACAGTTAGATGAGTAACTCCAAGTCCAGCAGATGTATTGCCAATAGTTCCTGCACCACCAACATTAAATCGAATTGCTGCTTGACCAGAAATTACCTTAGTTGCATTAGTTCCACTAAAATCAGTAATTGTGCCAACAACTGCAGTACCATAATTAACAACTAATGAAGAATTGATTCCACTCACACCAGGAGAAGTGAATGTAAAAGCAATTCTATTGGTAATTTGCCCATCAAAATGTCCATACTTTGGAAGTGAAACACCAGTGGATGCTGCAGTTGCAACAACACTTGCAACAACTGCTCCAGATATATTAACTTGATCGACTCTTAATGTTGCACCAGCACCACAGTAAACAAGTTCATTATAAACAAGATGAACTTGACCACTTGTTGCAGTTGAGATGAAACTTGTTGATCCACCCGCAACACTGATTGGTGATCCATTATTCACGTCTTTAAAGAATACAGCAACTGGAGTTGCAGCGCCCAATCCGGTTTTATTGTCACCTGCTTCTGCACCACTCAAAGGGAATACTGGAACTAAAACTTCATCATAATAACTGGTAGAAAGACCAGAAAATTTATTATCACCATAATGCCTATAAATCCATCCCTCACTACTAGCAAATCCATTGTGACGAAATCTTGTCTTATCAACATCACTTAAAAATTTGGGAATAGCAAAATTGTTTGTAACTGTTTCCGTTGTGGTTGAAATTCCCCAGAGTGCCATTCTTTTTTTCCTATAACTTGGTTATCCTAAGAATATTTATGAAATTAAAAAAAGGGAGTCCAAAGAGTCTCCCTTTATTTTTTTGCAATAATCATCAAGACATTTCTAACAACTTGATAAACACTATTTGATTTTATGTTTTTATTTTGTCCAAGATATTCTGATAGGGAGAATAACAGTCCAAAGGCAACTGTGAATCCCCAATTTGTGAGAAAGCAAGTAATCACTTACAGTTCTTCAGAAGAGCAACTCTTACGGTAGAGGCAATTACATCATCAATGTCATTGTCGGTTGTCTTTACATAACGGTCAATCAAATCTACAACCAGTTTCTTTACCTGACAAGAATTGAGAAACTGAAACAAAATTGGTTTGATTAAATTTACTACGTTTGCCATTTTAAAAATTCTATTACAACAATTCTATTTAGAGATTTTACCTAATTTTAACTATTTTTTAGGATGCATAACTTTTTTAGGATCATAGTTAGGACTATTAGGATTACTGGGAGAATTCTTCCACCCTTTTTCAAACGCAGGAGTGTTCATTGCTTGTATTAATTTAGATTTCATTTCGATATTATCCTGTCGTTCTACTTCAAAAATCTGCTCACCTTCTGGTTGATAAGAAGCATTCATTGGAAGTTTTCCTTGTTTTTGAAGAGCTAATTTTTGTGCTTGAATTTTTTGTAGATTTGCAAGTTGTTGTGTTTGTTTTGGATCAATTGGTGGTGTTTGTGTTGTTGTCGCAGTCTCTTTAAAATAGTCTCTATATTTTTTTAAAGATTTAAAAGTATTTTCAAATTCCAATTTAGAATAATTTATTTCTTCTTTAGCAACCTTTAAACCATGAGTTTTTAAATGACTATTAGCTCTTCTTCCAGCTTCTCCAGCAACATTCGCTGCCTTTCTAATGGTTTTACCAGTTTCTTTAGCAAGTCCCATCGCAGTGTTATGACGTTGCACACCAGCTTGATATGCTCTTACAGCACCAAAAATACCTCTAGCAATTGCATCTTTTATTGGTGAAGATTTTTTTTGAGTATTAGTTTCTGGTTGTTTTTCAACAGCAGTTTTAATTGCTGATGTTTTCTTTTTAACTGAAGATGATGGGTTAAATGATGATAGTCTTCTAGTTGTGCCCTGAGTTGCAACCTGGCGCTTAGTTGCTGTTGTAGGTTGAGTTCCTTTTGGAAGTTTTTGTGGATTTTTTTTCTTTCCAATCAAAGTTCTTGCTTCAAATAAATTATAATCTTCAGAAATTTCAAATACAAAATCAACAAAATTTTCAAGACCCATATCTTCTATCAAAATATCAAGACCATATTCATTCAATCCTTGCTCATAAAAATATTCCGAAGCAATATCAATAGATTCATTAAGATAAAGATTTTCATCATCAATTTCAACCATTTCCATTAACTCTCCCCCCATTCCCTCAACTGCTTCTTTCATAGGACTTCCAAATGGAGGATTTGGAATAATTTTATTTTTTTTACCTGGAGGAAGTCCGGTAATTATTTCAATATTTGATTCTTTTGAATCACCATCAATTACCTCACGAAGATCATTTCTCCAGTTTGAGAAACCTTCTTTTATTTTCTTCCCCTTCTTCTTTTTGCCTCCCATTTGATCTTTACCTGTAGCACCAGCAATTACATCTCCTCTGGTTACTTTATCAAATGGTGGATAATTATTTGCGAGATTACCATCGTTTGCTTCCCCCATTTCACGTTTCTTGCGTAATGCTGCTGCCTTTTCAAGAGTTCTTTGCTTTGCTGCTTCTCTTTCATCAGTAGGAATAGCAGTTACTGCACCAAGTCTTTCTGCAGGTTTACCAGGAACTGCTGATTCAGCAATCATCTCTTTATAAACCATTCCCATATCATAAAGGGAGATTCCAGTACTCTGATACATGATATCCTTGAATTCTATTTTATCTTATATTTATTTATGAATCTATGAATATTTGAATTGTTTAAATTTCTTTCCATTTTAACTTCGGTATATTCATTCAAATCTTTAATCCAAGATTTAAACATAATATCATTTTCAGTTACATAAATTAAATAATTAGTTCCTCTACGAATGACTGTGCCAGTAATTCCAGTATTTAAATTTTCTACAATATCACCTTCTTTAAATATTTGTCCAGAAACATAATTTTCACAAAGATTTTTCCAATCAAATTTTGGAGCAATCTGCCACATTTCATATCCTTCTTTTAATTTCATTCCAGATTT